GGTTAAACAATTACAAAAGAATCCAGACTTATTAAAACTCGGTGGCGAGAAAAGATACGCTACATTTTTATTTACAGATGTCAGAGGCTTCACTAGTCTTTCAGAAAAACTACAACCAGAAGAAGTTACTGAGATTATGAACAAGGCATTAACAGTACAAGTAGAATGCGTGCAAAGAAATGGAGGCATGGTAGATAAATTTATTGGTGATGCTTGCATGGCCATATTCTCAGCACCCTTAGATTTAGAAGATCATGAAGACAAAGCAGTAAAGACTGCTATTGAAATGCAAGAAGCAATCAAAGAACTTAACAAAGAACTATCACATGAGATTGCTATTGGGGTGGGAGTAAATACTGGTACAGCTGTAGTAGGTAACATGGGATCTGATACTAGGTTTGACTTTTCAGCCATTGGAGACTGTGTAAATATAGCAGCTCGACTTGAGTCTGGAACTAAAGAAGCTGGCGTTGATATTCTTATAGGAGAAGATACTGCCAAAAACTGTAGTTTTGAGTTAAAATCTTTAGAAGCAATAAAAGTTAAAGGTAAGGAAAAATCTTTAAACGTATATACAATTTGAGGAAGTAAATGGCAACTGCAAAAGATGCTCTTAATGCAATAGAGTCACACGAAAGAGAATGTAAAGCATTATACAAAAGTATTGATAAAAGATTAGAAGATGGATCAAAGCGTTTTGATAAATTAGAGAACATGATTTGGGCCGTTTATCCTTTTATACTAGCAACGGTAATGTTATCTAGGTTTGTATGAGCAAAGTATTCATAGGGATTATAGTAGTTATGGGATTAGCTACTTATCTTTTATGGAACGAGAACTCTAAACTATCAGCTCTTAATCAAGCATTTGAATTAAGAGATCAAGAACAGAAGGCAGCAATAGAATCATTACAGAATGATTTTGCAAAGCAAACAGAAGGCTTGCTAGTCATTCAATCACGCAATCAAGAAATAGAAGCAGACATGAGTAGGTATCTTGATATGTTTAAAAGACACAACCTAACCAAATTAGCCGCAGCTAAACCAGGTTTAATAGAACCAAGAGTAAACAAAGGAACTAAAGATGTATTTGATAGTATCGAAGAAGATAGCCGTAGTATCGACAGTCTTGATGATGGCTTGCAGTTGCAGCCTAATACCAAGTAAGCAACAGGTAGAGGTTATATCTAAACCTATAGAAAGAACTATAGTTCAACCTATAATGCCTAGAGAAATAGATCTAAAAGATCCTTACTGGTATGTAGTATCAGATAAAAATTTAGAAGAATTCATAACTAGAGTTGAGAAAGACCAAGGTCAAGTGGTATTCTTAGCTATGTCTGTGCCCGATTACGAGCTCATGGCATATAATATGCAAGAACTAAAGAGGTATATAAATGAACTTAAAGAAGTTGTTGTCTATTATAAAACAGTTACTACAAAAGAAACGGAGTAAAGATATGAACATATCACAAGAAGGTTTATCGCTAATTAAAAAATTTGAAGGCTGCGAATACAACGCATACAAATGTGCAGCAGATGTTTTAACAATAGGTTATGGACATACCAAGGGTGTTAAAGAAGGAGACTTAATAACTCAACAAGAAGCAGAAAATTTATTAGCAGAAGACTTAAAAGAATTTGAAGAATCTGTCATAGATGCTGTAGAGATGCCAATGAGTCAACATCAATTTGATGCTTTGGTTTCTTGGACATTTAATCTAGGGCCGTCTAATTTAAAAGCATCTACTATGCTTAAAGTTTTAAACAAAGGTGACTATGAAGATGTACCTGCACAAATCAAGCGTTGGAACAAAGCAGGCGGTAAAGTTTTAGAAGGTCTGATTAGACGTAGAGAAGCTGAAGCTCTATTGTTTGAAGGCAAAGAATGGCACGAGGTCTAATATGCCGTTAACTAAATTACAATTTACTCCAGGCATCAACAAAGAGATGACTGATCTTATGGACAAGGGCGGTTGGGCTGATGGTAATTTAGTTAGATTTAGAAAAGGAATGCCAGAGAAGATAGGCGGTTGGACTAAAGCAGTTACTGGTTCTTATCTAGGAACAGGTAGAGCTTTAACTGCTTGGGTCGACTTAGACTACACAAAATATCTAGGACTAGGAACAACCTTTAAATACTATGTTAATAGTGGTTCAGACTTTGGAGACGTAACTCCTATAAGAGCTACAACAACCAATGGTATTGTCTTTGCCGCAACTAATGGAAGTGCAACAATCACAGCTACCGATGATGATCACGGAGCTGTAGTAAATGATTTTGTTACTATTAGTGGTGCTGCTAGTTTAGGAGGTTTAATAACTGCAGCTGTGTTAAACCAAGAATATCAAATTACTGCTGTACCAAGTGCAGATACGTTTACCTTTACAGCTACAGCTACAGCAAATAGTAGTGATAGTGGTAATGGTGGTTCGGGTGCTGATGCGGCCTATCAAATTAATGTAGGGCTAGATGTATATGTACCATCAACAGGTTGGGGTGCAGGCACATGGGGCTCTGGAACATTTGGATCTGCTAGTGCCTTATCACAAACAGGACAGCTAAGACTTTGGTCACATGATGCTTTCGGTGAGGACTTAATATTTAATCCTAGAGCTGGTGGTATATATTATTGGGACGAATCTGGTGGCACGGGTAATAGGGCTGTAGCTATTGATACTCTAAGTGGTGCTAACCTTGCACCTACCCTTGGATTACAGACCATAGTAAGTGATGTTGATAGACATGTTATTGTTCTAGGTGCTGACCCTATAGTGGGTAGTGCTAGATCTGGTGCTATAGATCCTTTACTTGTAGCATTCTCAGATCAAGAAAGTGCTACACAATGGGAGCCAACAGCTACTAATACTGCTGGTTCTTTAAGACTATCATCTGGATCACAGATAGTTGGCGGCCTAAGATCAAGACAGGAACTTCTTATTTGGACTGATACTGCTCTATATAGTATGCAGTTTATCGGTGCTCCGTTTACTTTTGGAATAAATTTAGTTAATGAAAACGTAGGTCTTATATCTCCTAACGGCATGGTCAATGCACCAGATGGCATCTACTGGATGGCTAGAGATGGATTCTATACATACACAGGATCTGTAAAAAGATTAGTATGTAGCGTACTTAACTATGTACTAGACGATATTAATAATACGCAATCATTTAAAACATTAGCCTTTACTAACAGAGAGTTTAATGAAGTTGGTTGGTTCTATGTGTCATCTTCTTCTGAAGAGATAGATAGCTATGTAACTTACAACTACCTAGAAGGTGCTTGGAGTATAGGTAAGCTTTCAAGAACAGCGTGGATGGACGATGGCGTATTTGAAAAACCTAGGGCTACAGGTAAAGATAGCGATGGCGATGGATACTTATATATACATGAAAGTACTGATGATGACGATGGTCAGCCTATGGATAATGTCTTCATAGAATCTGGTGACATAGATATAGAAGAAGGCAATCAATTGGCTTTTATCAGCAGAATCATTCCAGATATTAAGTTCTTTGGGACTACGCCTACAGAGGGACAAATTAATTTTGTATTAAAAACTCGTAACTTCCCTGGCGATAGCTTAACAACTAACTCAACTAGCAACATTACAAGCACAACTCAACAAGCCTTTACACGTGCTAGAGGCAGACAGCTTGTACTTAGGATACAGTCAGATGATGATGCGGCAGTAGGTTCAAGAACTGGATTCAAGTGGAGATCTGGAGCAAACAGGATTGATGTTAGAACTGACGGCAGAAGATAATGGCAAAGCTTCTTGCAAGTAGATTACCACTAGCAGGCAGTGAGGTTGATGCTACTGTATTCAACAGACTTATTAGAATACTAGAGTTAAACCTAGGAACATTTGATCCAAACGCTACACCACAATTTAATGATTCGCAAATTTCTACTTTAGCTTTTAACGCAGGTGATGTAATATGGAATACATCTATCGATGTTTTGCAAGTATATATAGGCAACCGATGGATACAGTTACATGCTCCGAAGAATCCACAAGGCTTCGAGACATCTGCATTACTAGGATCTGTTTCCGTCAAAACAGACGGAGATATATCAATTAACGTGACCACTTCCTATGAAGGCTGGGATGTAGAAAAATGGTACACTTAAAACAATATTGTATATAATTTAATTATGAAAAAAATATCAGAAGGAAACAAAGGAATACAAGCATTAGCAAAGAAGAACCCTTCTTTGGTTGAAGACAAGTTTGGTTATGATGTCCCAGGTTTTATGAACGGTGGTATGCC